AATCACATTATAATAATTTTCTCTTGCATATTGATAATCAGTATCCAGTTCATCATCACTCTTACGTGGTTCAATCTTTGCTGGTTTCTCTCTTTCAATAACTGCATTCTCTGCAACGTTGAGTATTTTATCAAGACCGTCAAAAGATGATTCTTTTTTTTCAGGCATATCATAATCATCATCAGGTACTGGTGAAATTTTCATGTATCATCTCCTGTTTCAGGATCATTATTAATTGCTGGATTAAAAATAGTTATAGTTGTGTTTGCATCAAATTCACCAGAAGAATCAACAACTGCATCTTTGCCGCCTTCAGGAGTAATTGTAATTCTACTAATAACATCACCTTGTGCGCCACCTGTTTCGAGTACAAAAAATCTGTCATCTTCCAGTGTTAAATGATCGGATGACATTATCGTGCTTGATTCTAATCTCAATTTATCTAAATCTGGTACTTTATTGTCAAGGCCATCGAATTCATGAAAATCGACAACAACACTTTTTACTATTTTACCACCACCTTTAATATCAGGATACAAAAATCCTTTCATAAAAAAATCAAGTGTCCAAATCATAGTTCTACGTGTTGTCAAGTCGCCATCATATGAATCTTCTAAACTTGCAGAATTAAAAGATATTGGAACATCTAATTTTACACCCATTGAAGGTATGGCATTAATTGTTACATTAAACTCAGGAGTAAAAAATGGGAGTATTTGTTCTAATATTTGAGTACCGTCCTCAGCATTATCGACAAACACAAACAATTGAAAGTCCATATTGTATGGAACAGGATTAAACATTTTTTGCAGTGTACCAAGACCCTGAGTAGCCGTTGCTCTATTCAAAATTTTACCTACCGAATTTAATTTACGTATAGGATCATATGTTATAGAGGTCATTTCAAATCCCATTCGTGGTAATTGTATTGCTACTTGTTTTGTAAGACTTGGATCCTGTCTTATACGCTGAAGAAATTTCTGTTTTGGACCGTATGCTATAGGAACTTTTTGTCTTGAAGTGACATTACCAGAAGAGTCTTTTTTCTCAATGTTTAAATCATTAAACAAAGTTCCAAAAAGAACTACATATTTTCTGATCGTTTGATGATAAAAAGTTTGTCCTAACATAGTAATTATATTTATAAATAGTAGTATGGCCTTATCTATAAAAAAACAAGGTATTAACTTTGCAATTAATCAAGGTTGTACCTTTTCTAAAACTTTTACTGCAAAAAATGCAAACAATGCAAATGTTACAATAACCGCTGGTTCTGTGGCGGCTAGAATGACGAAATCTTATGATACATCAAACACATCGTTAAGATTGGATTTTACAACGTCCACAGAAGGTTCCAATGTAACAATTTCTGCTACTGCAACTCAAACCGCTTCAATGGCTCACGGCCGATACTATTATGATATAGAATGGACACACGATACTGTTGAAGTTGAGAGAATTGCTGAAGGTATCATTACGTTATCACCAGGCGTGACTTAAATATTACCTTCACTGAATGGATTAGATTCTGAAAAATCTATAATAGAATCTGCTTCTGTTTCAAATGTGACGTTATTTGCAGTTGTATCATTTACAAAAACCTGTGTATCTGGAGTTGTAGAAAGAGAATAATACGCTCCGCTCGTTTGTCCTACAATATTTGATGTTGCTCCAAAAGTTCCTACAATATCTGTTATCTTTAATTCTCTATCTGTTTGATTCCAAGAAACTACTCTTGCAGTTGTATTTGCACTAGCATATGTATCACCAACATATACATTTTCGTCATTAACATAATTTCCTGTTCCTGTGCCTAATGATAAATTTATAGCATATGCCAATTCATCTTCAACTTTATCAATGTCAGCAACACCAGTATCAATTCTTTGATCATCATATTGAAACAATTCGCATGTAAGATCAAATATAGGTAATTTACCAAATTGATAAAACATCGATTCATGCTCTACAAAACGAATCTCATACAATTTTTTATTAAGAGGTAGAAAAATTACATCGCCTTCTCTAGGTCTATCTTGTTCTGTTATATCAAGGTTATCAAATCTTCTCCGTGCCACAGAAAAAACTACTTGATCTCTTATTTCGAGACCAAAACGTGAAATAAAATCTCCTTCACCTTCAAAACCATCTACCGTTTTGACATACATCTCTATAAGATGTGCCTGATTAAATTCTGAGATCGTATCTTCACCATATAATACATCTTCATTAACATATTTACGAGGAAGATAGTATACGTCTATACCATAATTTTTAATGGCTTCAATTATTAAATCTTGATGAAGAGCCTGTTCAGATGTGTTTTCGTGATGATTGAAATAAACGCTTGTGGTCATTAGAAGGGTCCTGCTCCAATCACAAAATCAACTGGAAGTTCGTTTCTTAATTGCATTTGTTCTTCGATCTGTGTCAACTCATTTGTAGCATCATCAAATAATTGTCTGCCGTTTAGATTTACTCCGCCAGGTAATTGAACACCATCGTATTTTATTAAGTTTGCTCCCCACTGTCTTTTGAATAAAGCAGTAACATATTTTTTAACAAAAATATCATTATATACATCAGTAAATGATTCAGGATCGATAATTGCATACACCTCTGCGACAATAAACTCATCGATTTTTAAATCATCATTAGCCCAATCAAGATCTAAGAATAGTCTATTTTGATGCCTATTATATCTTATAGGTTTTTTACCCACAAAAATATCATTGAGTAATTGTAGATGTGATTGAGTCATTTGATAATGTGTAATTGAACCCATCGTCAGATAAGGCATTTCATTTAAATTAAATTGATATCTAAAATTAAACATACTTGATGATGATTGACTACCAGAAGTTTCATTTAAATCAAAAATATTTACTACACTGATAATTTTATCATCAATAGGAATATAATGATTATCAATATCTCCAAATGTCACTGTTCCAGCAGTTGCAGTTGCACCAGATTCGCTACCTGTCAATGTTTCACTATTTGTGAAAGTCGATGAGGTATTATTATTTTGAAATCCGTTACCATCTTTATGTTTTTTGAAAGTAATCAAAGTTGTATTGGACGAATTTATTGTTGCTGATGCATTTGAAGTACCGCCTGTAATGGTTTCACCATCTTTAAATTCACCTGATACACTTGAGATTGTTATAGTAGATCCAGTAATTTTATGTCTCAAGTATGTTTTTTCAACACCATCAAAATGATACTCTTGAAAATATTGTAGTCCTTCGTCAATGCGATCTTCCAATTGATCGTCATCAACATTAATTTCTACAACTGGTTTGCCTAACATTCGTAGACAATATTGTTTTAAGTTTTCTCTTGAATTAGGTGTTGCCATTTTTTATCTTAACAAGTGTTTAATGCAGTTCCATTTTCGTCTAATACTCTTAATCTACATTCGATTCCGTTAGCACAAACTGATGAGCCACTTACTGACAATGTTCCAGTAATACTTGCACCAGTGGATGATGTAGATATTTTTGCACTACCATCATAATATAGGTTTGTTGCACCATTAAATGTGTGTTTAAGCGCCCAATGGTTGTTTACATCGTCATAAAGACCCATGCTTGTTGTACCATCATGCATGAAAACTGCTCTACCATCAATTGAAAACCCTTCCCAATCGCCTTTTCCACTTCCGTTTACTTGAATGGTACCATAATCTCCGGTTGGATGATCTAAATAAGTTGTGGTTTTATTAGCATAACATGGATAAACTCTGTCTGCTAATAAATTTCCAGTAACATCTACACCATTAGCATAAGTTCTAAGTTTTTCTGAAGCATCTTCATATAAAATTACACCATCAAAAGATGAATTCGACTCCATTTTAATTTGATCATGACCGGCTGTTTGCAAAGTTATTTTATCGCCACTAAATTCTATTAGTGTATCAGTATCACCTTGGTGAATAATGGAATCTGCAACAAAAATATCATCATCGAAAGTTGCATCACCCGTGGTTCTAAGTGTACCATTTACATCTAATGTATAAGATGGTGTACTATCATTAATACCTACTTGGTTTGATGCAGTTACCGTAAATAAACTTGCACTTGTGTTTGCCACATCTAATATTTTTTGCGTACCATCTGTTGCTTTACTTGTAATCTTTACAGTATCAGCCGTAGAAGCACCATCGTGTGTTACTTCTAGCAATTTGGCCTCATGTGCTAAACCAGAACTAGAAGAAATACTAACACCTGTAGCACTTGCTTTTGTAGTTTGAAACTTGGCAATTTGCATACCATCTGTTTTTACATTTAATGCAATACCACCAGTGGCATCCTGGTGATCTTGATCAATGTTTAAGAGATTTCTGCCACCTGCACTTTCAGAATTATCATATATTGCAATTGCAGAACCAGTTGTCAGAGTTGTAGAATTAATTTGAAATACATTCATTGAAGTCTGACTTGCACTCACACTGATTGCTTTTTGAGTCGCATTTCTAGAATCGACATACAAACCTGTTGCGCCATCTGATGAACCTACATTTATATGTAATTTTCCAGCAATATTTGTTATTAGATCACCTTTTACACCATCAACAGATGCTTGATTTGGAATTAAAAAAGAACCACCAAATGAATTATCAAAAATTGCACAATTAGCATTTTCGGTTGCTGAGGTTCCTACTGACAAATATATTGAATCTGTAGAATGACTATAAAGAATTTTACCAGCATCAACATCAGTTGTATCACCAAAGGCAATAACACCATTTGATGCAGTATTTGCCAATAGAGTCATACCAACATCAGTATTACCATTTTCTAAAACAAGTTCATCCGCAAAAGCATCAACTGCCGTAGCGGTATCTCCAGCGGCCGCAAATTCTGTTCTGATATGTAATCTACCTTTTGATGTCCTAGGACGTTTTTCAGTTTCAATTGCAGTAGAAACTTCTGTAAATTTACCGATACCGACATTAGCGACATAACCACCAACTCCAGTTACAACATTATCAACAGCAAGTGCCACACTATTTGTTGTTGCTAAAAATCCTGCACCATTTGCAACAACATTTGAACTTTCAACCGTTCCAGATCTTGCCGTAAAAGGATCTAAAATTGCACTTGCTATGGTCGCACCAGAAAAATTTTGAGTTCCTGATGAAATTGTAAGACTGCCAATTGCACTGTCATCTATTGTAATGGCTGGATTTTCTATTTTAACTTGCGTAGTTACTGTCGTGCCTGTGCCTTTTAAATTTGCGGCGGACACATCACCTAAATTTGTAATCGTTGCGCCTGCTAAATCAATTGTTGAATCTGCACCAGCAATAAATTTTTGTCCATTTAAATTAATTTTACTATTGTATATAAATGTATTTGATATAGATGTATCTGCTAATGATGGTAATGCGACATCTATTGAAGTTCCTCCTAATACATGTAGTTGATGAACATTTCCGGCAGAAACGACATTTGCAGATGTAAAATTAACATTACCACCGGTAAAAGTTAATCTTGTTCCAGTAATCAAAGTGCCAGTAACAGAGTTTGATGTAAGTGTGTTTGGAGAAATTCCAGCCTCAGAATTAGCAAAAACAAAAGCCGATACAGGATTGTCATCAGTTGCCGCATTTACTAATGTAATAACATCATTTGTTCGTTGACGCCATTCATCAAACGTATTTGTTAATTCTACACTACTTACACTAGGCATTTATTCCTTATTTTTCAAAAGTGTTATAATTTGATTTATTTGATTTTTCAATTCATTTATATCTGATTTCATTATATTTATTTCATTGCTTTCATTTATTTTTTTTCTGTGATTTAAAAGCATATTTTTATCACATGCTAAAATAGCATTGTTTTTACTGTCTCTAACGTAATTTGGATTATCGGTCTTAGTTATCAAGGATTACCTTCACTATCTAATGCGATTACTTTAAGATCCGTGACTTTTGGTATACCTATAAAGGTCGTTTGAACAGATACATCTCGTGTAAAAACCAATTTTATTGCAAATGTTCTAAAACTTTTATATGTTGATGCACCTGGAACAGAGTAAGAAATGACTTCATCTTTAGTTTTATAAACAAATTGCTTGAAGTCTTTTTCATTCAATGAAAAAAGACCATTAGAAGTTTCCTGTTGCATCAAAACATATCCTTTTGTATCAAAATCATCAGAATCTTCATTTGCTAATACTTTATAGTAAACATGTATGTCAGTTCCTCTTGGTTTATATGCATTTAGATATACTCTTAGATCTTTAGCATCAAAACCTTCTTCTAATGTAACTCTTCTGGTAATATATTTTGCAGTTATATTTCCACCTCTTGAGTGTTCCGAATTTGCCGAAAGCATATTAGAACCTGTTACACCCTCACCTACTATTTTGACAATAGGATCTCTGTCTAATGCACCTCCACCAGATTTTGTTAATGAACCTAATGTTACGGTAGGAGTTGTTAGATATCCTGATCCTGCATTAACCACAACAACCTCGTTTATAGAACCATTAGCATATACATTGGCGGCAATCGTTGCAGTATTCGATCCTATATCAGGTGCAGAAATTGTAAATACACTTGTATTACCATCTTTTGCATCTGTACTTGAATACGTACCAGAGTCTCCTCCAACTTGTGATTGTTGTATAGTTGCCCCTATGTCAGTTATCAAAATACTTGCATTTGTGATACCAGCATTATCAACATTGTTTTCAATT